GTAAAGCCCAAGACAAAGACTTCGTACAAATCTGGGATATAACCAGCACTTGCAAGTTCGCAAAAAGGCACTTAACCAAACGTAAAGCATTTTATCGAGATGCAAACTATCCGTTTGCTGTGGAAAAAACAAAATGGCAGTGAGAAAAAAACTAATGGTCACAGGGTGCAGTTTCAGTGCGCCCAGCACAGACCCTGCACTAGTAGGAACCAGTTGGGGCGAGAAACTAGCGGCCAAGTTGGATTGGGATTTGGTACACCTAGCACGTCAAGGCATGAGCAATGGCGGCATACGTGTAATGATAGATGAGATACTACGCCAAAAGCCAGACTTTGCTATAGTAGCACCCACGTTCCACGACAGGATGGAAATACCAGGAGGTGCCGCACCTTATGTAGCATCCAACAACGAGAACAAAGGTTGGAACAGTGACCTACAGCAACACCTGCAAGCAGATCACGGCGCTGGTTATGACCCTAGTGCCGGGGTGAACAACATCAACTGGGGTAACAATAACTATAGAATGATTTCTGAAACTATTTTTAGTTTAGCAGAGAACTATGACCACTATTATCGTAGCCAGAAGTTGGACAAGAACACAGCAAAAGCAGTAAAACAGTATGTGAATCACATGTACGACAGCAACTGGAAACTACAACAGGATAGATATATCATCAGTGATGGCGTATTCAAACTGCATCATGCAAACATTCCTTTCTTACTAGTGGCTTGTAACATATGGACCAGTGATATGGTCAGAGAGCATTTTCCTGCCCAAATAGCAGATAAGCATTTTACATTGGACTACACAGACACTCCAGCATACGCAACCAATGAATATCCATTTTCAGGCGAGGACCCAGGATATCATGGTGCAGAACAAAGTCAAGAGTATCTAGCAGACAGATATGTGGACATAATAAGAAACAGGTTTGATATAAATGACTGACAATACCAAAACCAATAATCAAGATGATTTTGATTTTTTTGAGCAGAATGGTATCTTCATGCCCATGATCAACGACGCAGGGAGAAATCGTGCATACAAGGACGCTATTGATAAAGTTGCACCCGGCAAGGTTATTTGTGATGTCGGAACAGGTACAGGTTTTCTCAGCATACTGGCTGCCAAAGCAGGAGCAAGGAAAGTTTACAGTATAGAAATGGACAACGGCAGAGCTGAGTTTGCCAGAGGCATAATTAAAAAACTTGGGCTTGACGAAACTATTCAAGTGTTCAACAAAAACTTTTACAAGTGTGATCGAATCGATATACCCGAAGACATAGATTATTTTGTGTCTGAAACAATCGGATCACCTATATTCAATGAAGAGATTATACAAATAGCAAACAAATCCAAACAATGGGGAGGTGTTTTTATTCCTGGAAAGATTGAAGTTGTTGCAGAAGTGTACAGGAATCATCCTATTCTCCCGTTGGTGTATATTGAGTCAGAAGCATTTGAGTTTCAACCGGACATTGACATTGACACGGAGTTTGAAAAAACAATCAACGATACTTTTCAAAGACAACATCCTGTTGATAGTACACTTTACAGATTCAATTATGTGAATAACTTACTACAACAGTTGCCTTTCTTCAAAGAAGACGGTATCGACCTAAAGTTTGATTGTGAATATCGGCATGAACCGTTTGTGGTTGACCTAAACAATACCAACACCAGTGTAGAAGATATTGAGTTCACTATACCAAAAGAAAACTTACCAAGTTTTTGCAATCATGAAAACTTTGTTATACTGCTAAAGTGGCGAGCACCAATGATACATGATGTTGAAATGAAACTAGAAGATACTATTTGGGGTTGTCCTGCAAAAACAATTCTGTCTAGAGTAAGAAACACCAATGCTGATATAAAGATATGGTACGACCACAAAATAGAAAACTGGAGATTAACCTACTAATGAGAATATTAACGCTAGATGATGTAGCATACGAATTAAACGAAATACCCAATGAAGTAGATGATATGCGATTTGCTGTATTAGACAATAGCGATCCACGTAGTCCTGACTACTTTTACATCCCACTTATCTTTCTTGAATCCTTTAATAGTCCAGCACTGGTACTGCGTATTGGAGAAAGCGTTATCAAGATGCCTGTGGATTGGCAAGTGCTAATAGGTGAAGCAGAACAAGGGGACTTGGAAGTAGTACCATTAACCAGTATAAATGATAGAGGATTCAGCACGTTCTTGTTTAACCCATTGAGTGACTACAGACCAAAGTTTGAGCCTATAGAAATAGTAGACATATACCAAGATGTAAAATGGTACTTCCCTAAGTTAAGACCTGGGCAACTGTTGGCTGTGCCATTAGAAACAAACACCAAGAAGCCATCCTGTGCATATTTTGTAAAAGATATATCAAGACAAAGTGAGATAGTTGATTATGGAAAGTGTTGGTAGAGCATTATTAATGGTAGCACACCCAGATGATTGTATAATATTTGGGTACCCGTTCTTGCACAATCATCCTGAGTTTAAGTGGGATATAATGTACTTGACTTATTTTGACAAGGACGATAGAGCACGTGAAGTAAGAGCGTTTTGGCGCAAGCGCAATATTGATACTTATTTCCTTGGCAACCGTGACGACTACAGTTATGTAAAACGTGACATGCTAGGATTTTGTAGTAAAGAAGCAACTGCAAAAATACAGTATCTGGCCAAAGGATACAAATTGATACTCACACACAATGAGGATGGCGACTACGGACACATACATCATAAATTTGTGCATGAGTGTGTTAAAGATCTAAATATACCGCAAATTTATTTTGCCAGCACGTTTAACACCAACTACGAATGTACATCGCCTGACTATGGGCTAGAAGATTTACCACTGCATCGAGAAGTCATNGANGGCTTCCAAGATAGGCTAACTGGTAGATACATAGTCACAGACCCTGCAAGGAAATACACAGATGGATCCGAAAGATCAAATTGAATGGGAAGCCACAGAAACAGGCACCAAATACATATACGAAAATGACACATATGGTAATATATGGGGTAGACCGCTTGGAGAAAAAAGCAAAAGAGTATTAATAGGAACATACCCAGTTGACAACTGGATACAGGAATCGCATTACTGGCACAAAATAGTTGAAGCCGCAAAGGACAATCCTGCCTTGCAAGACGCACTAGAACGTGCTAAAGTACTGTATGAACTTAGTAAGAAAAATGACAACGGACCAGTGATGCATCATCCAGTATGAGTAAAAATTATGTATCAGATATATTTGATGTAATAAGACAGGCTGACGTAAAGAACAGGACTTATTACACAGACCTGCCCGAAGAGGATCGTAAAAAAGTTGGACTATTTGTGTTAAACAGATGGTGTAGTTCTATTCTTGGAAATGCAGATTTGCAAACTTATTATCTAATGAGTTGCAATGAAAGACTAAACAAGCATTGGTTTGATCTAAGCAAGTTTCCAGAACTGCAATGGTTGTTGACTACCACAGTAAGTCCAGGCATGGGCACACACAGGCATGAATGGATCAAACAAAAGAAGCGTGTTAACAACAACAAGGTGGTTAAGTTCTTGCGTAATTTTTACCCAGACTACACAGATGATGACTTGGAAACACTAGCAGAGATCAGTGATAAGAAAGAACTTAAACAACTAGCAAAGTCAAATGGGTGGGATGACAAAAAAATAAAGGCCGCACTCAAATGATCACTGATGTGGTTACCAATGGATGCAGTTATATGGCGACATATGCTCAAGGTAAAGGCCACAACGATCTAGCATTGGCCTTGCAAATGCAAAGTGATGATATAAGTATCACTGGCAGTGCCAACAGCAGAATTATTAGATCAACACTTAAACACAGTTACGAAACAAAACAAAAAACATTGTACGTTATTGGACTTACTTTTATCAGCAGAGAAGAACTTCCTATATGTCGATGGGACGATGGTATATATCCAACTGAACAGGATGTGTGGGAAGGCGCATGGACCAACCCACAAAATCAATTGTTTGGGAAGAATAGATGGAAGGACTGGACCGATCAAGATTCCAAGCAATGGATACTGTTCAGAGAAAAGTACGAAAGTAGCACCATGGTTGACAGAGTAGAAAACTTGATGTACCAAATCTTATCTTTGATTGATAGTTTGACACATCGTGGGCACAACTGTATAATATACCAACAAGCAGACCAATGGTGGCTGGGTATGCTACCCGAAGAACTTACTAGACTACGTTTTTTAACAGGACATAAGAATATCGTAGGAGATTTTAAATGGTGTGCAATTAGAGAGCAACATCAAGCAGGCGTAAATTATGTACCTGATGAACAATGGATAGATAAAGAACTACGGCATCGTCGACCATTCGAGCACAAATGGTTAAACAACTACTTGGAAACACACATAAGAAAACATGAGTTACACTTGTAAGTATTGTGACAAAAGTTATCGCAAGGAATCAACACTTGCGGCTCATCTTTGCGAACCCAAGCGACGTTGGCAACAGGAAAAAGAAACAGGTGTGCAGTTTGGATTACGAGCATACTTGCAGTTCTTTGAAACAACACAGGGCAGTGCCAAAAACAAAAGTTACACAGACTTTGTAACCAGTCCATACTACAAGGCATTTGTAAAATTTGGCAGGCATTGTGTTAGTATTAAATGTGTCAACATACAAAACTACACAACTTGGTTATTGAAAAATAACAAGAAACTGGACTATTGGACAAAAGACGTTTTCTATGATGAATGGATGCGTGAATACTTAAAAAAGGAGGCAGTACAGGATGCTCTTGAACGTGCTCTTAAAACCATGGAAGATTATGCAAGCAACGGTTCGGGACTTGCAGGGTTCCAAGACTATTTTCGGTACGGTAATGCTAATAGGATTTGTCATCATATCAGTACCGGGCGCATTAGTCCTTGGATTGTGTTTAATTGTGTTTCCGGTGTGGATTGGTTATCTACTCTTGCAGATGATCAAATTGCTATTATACTCCCCTGGATCGATCCTGACTACTGGAATAGAAAATTTACTGACTACATGGGTGATGTAGAGTGGTGCAAGCACCTGTTACAGGAAGCAGGCTTATGAAGTTTACCAGTGATATTGATATTGACGTAGCAGATCGAGTAAAGGCACTTGCGCATTTCAAACAAACTCCTGCTAGTATATTGCGTGATGACGGTCTTGTTAAACACAACACAGGCGTATACTTCACTGACATACCAGTAGATCCGTTTACAGGTATTGCTACTATTGACCATGACTCAGCAGAGGATCGTGGTTATATAAAATTAGATATACTTAATGTTGGTTTGTACTCTGAGATTAAGAACGAAGCACATTTGGATCAACTGATGGCACAGGAGCCTGCGTGGCAAAATCTTTATGATGAAGAATTGTGTAGCAAACTTATACACATAGGCAATCACCACAGCACTCTGATAAAGATGCCGGAAGCAATTGATACAATAGAAAAGTTGGCAATGTTTTTGGCTGTGATACGTCCTGCAAAACGTCACCTAATAGGCAAGCCGTGGGCAGAAGTTGAAAAGACTGTGTGGCAAAAGCCAACTGATGGCACGTATTATTTTAAAAAGAGCCATTCAGTGTCTTATGCACACTTGGTAGTTGTGAATATTAACCTAATTTCCGAACAAGCGTAATACTTCTACGTTTTGTACGTTTAGCCGCTATTGATTTAAGACTAACATGTGGGCCGAATTTAATATCCACATCTTTGCTGTTCATGGTTTTAACCACCAACTTAAAAGGCGCCCATTCTTTTTTCAAAAATACATTTATTGGGATGAGTCTATTACTTTCCCACCACCAACTGTCGGCTAATTTTAAGAACAACTGCTTTTGCTCTGTGTTTTTCAATAAACCGTAGTCGTATATAGTTGTTACTATATCATCGACGTTTTGAATCACTCCAATGTACTCGTTACCTCCGTAGATCAAGTAAGTTAGGAATGGATAATTTGTTAATAAGTTTTCGTAGTCTGCTTCTACCATATAAGTTCAATAAATACATTAATGTATGAAATCCAAAGTTATTTATATGATAATATTATTCGGGTCCAAATTCTGGACCAGGGAACCTTTTTGCCACCAAGGAAACATGTCGTGTTCAGTCAGCCAATAAAAGTATATCAGGGTATTGATAACCCACTACAAATTGTTGTTAGAAACCAACAACAGAAAGCTGTTAATTTAACAGGCAACACCATGCAATTGGACATCCAAGATCCATTTGAAAAAGGTGCTGTTGAAAGTTTGGCTGTGACTATTGACAATGCTGAAACTGGCTTGTGCAGTGTAACTATTCCCAAAGCAACCAC